GTATTATGCAGAATTTGATGAAAATACTTTTATACTGGCACCAACACCATCAACAAACTTTACGTTTGAACTACACTATCAACACAGACCGTCTTCCCTTACTTCGGCAGGTGATTCAGGAACGACATGGCTTTCAAAAAATGCTCCTAACGCATTGTTATACGGAAGTCTAACAGAAGCTATGTTTTATCTAAAAAACTATGAAGCATCACCAATATATGAACAAAGATTTCAAGAGGCATTGACATCATTGAAGAATCTTGGAGAAGGTAAATCCGCTCAAGATGAATATAGATACGACCAAGTAAGGAGAGAACCACAAGGATGAAAATAGAAAAATTGGACGGGGCGAATATCGCCATCGTCGCTATGGGCGAAAGTCAGCTAGACTATCACCTATCCATATCTCACGGAAACGAATACGACGAAGTTTGGGCTATAAATGCAATGGCAGGAATAGCTAGACAAGTCGATAGAACATTTATGTTAGACCCAGCTAGTAGATTTTTAGACACAGACCATGCTGGAAGTCAAACACATTTAATGAAGAAAATTTTAAAAACACATCCGGGACCGATATACACCTGTGAGTTAGATGAAAGATGTGATAACTTAGTAGAGTTTCCTTTACTAGAGGTTGTGAAAGATACAGGATCTAATTATTTAAACAATACAGTTTGTTTTGCTATTGCATTTGCTTTATATAACAGAGTTGGCAGGTTAAATATGTTTGGAGTAGATTTTACTTATAAAGGTAATTTACATTTTGCGGAGGCAGGCAGAGCTTGTACAGAGTTTTGGTTATCTAAATGTATAACTGCTGGAATGATTGTAAGCGTAGCTCCTCGTTCTGGCTTATTAGATACAGACGTACCTGTAAAAGATAAAATATATGGATACCATAGGTTAGATAACCCACCCTTAATCATGATCAATCCAGAAACGGAAGATTTTTATAAGGTAAATTATGACGACTATTTATCGGCAAGAGAAGAAGAATTAAGAAATGGTCAAATTATTCCAATAGTAAACACGCCACCAGAAGCAAAAAGGTATTAATATGATAGAAATAGACACAGTGAGTAGTTTAGGAGGAATTACAGTAGATACTCAACAAAATAGAGGACATACTCCTGAATACTGGGCACAAAGAGCTACAGAAAGGATTTGTGGCATATCTGAAAATGCAGAAGGACACGTCAGACAACAGGCTGAAGCATTTAGAGTAGCTATTTATAATACAATACTTTATTATATCAAACAGAGCATCAACAGTGAAAGATGCACTATGAAAAATTTATTGACTAAACAAGGTCATGAAGATTTAGCTAAAATACTCACGGAGTTAAAATAAAATGGCGATTACATCAACACTTACAACGAGCTTTAAAAAAGAATTGCTTGAAGGTCATCATAACTTCAAAGCGTCTGGAGGCAACTCTTTTAAATTAGCTCTATACACAAGTTCTGCTACTATGGGAGCAGCAACTACAGCATACACAACAACTAATCAGGTTAGTGGTACTAATTACACAGCAGGCGGTGCTGCTTTAACTAATGTTGCTCCAACAAGTGGCGGTACAACAGGTTTTACTGATTTTGCCGACCTGACTTTTGGCACAGCTACGGTTACAGCTAGAGGTTGTCTGATATACAATGACACGCAATCAGGTGATCCTTCAGTTGCAACGATCGACTTTGGAGGGGATAAAACTTCCACAGCGGGTGATTTTACAGTTGTGTTTCCTGCTGCCGCGGCTTCAACAGCTATAATTCGTATAGCTTAATAACCAATGGCAGGTTGGGGTAGAAGCACATGGGGGGCTGGTCCATGGGGCGAGCCTGCCATACAAAGTGTTTCCTTCACACTCACAGGAGTTGCGGGAACTTCCGCTTTAGGTACAGTAGTTGCTTCTATACCTAAAAGTGTAACAGTATCTGGGTTAAGTTCTACAAGCGCACTAGGATCAATAACTCAGGTAGCGAAAGCTAATATAACTCTTAGTGGTTTAGCAGGAACTTCTGCTTTAGGTACAGCAGTTGCATCGATTCCTACCAGTCTAACTTTATCAGGTCAGGCGGGAACTTCCGCTTTAGGTAGTGTATCTACCGATGCAGAAGCTAATGTAACTCCTTCAACACTGGTAGGTACAGGTGCTTTAGGAACACCTATCGCTTCTATACCTAAGAGTGTGACAGTCTCTGGTCTTGCAGGCACAGCAGGTACACCAAGTGCAGCATTTGCTTTAGGTATTACATTTACTGTATCTGGAGTTGCAGGTACTGGTTCAACATCTTCAGTAGGTATAAACGCGCAAGCAGTTGCTGTTTTACCTAGTGCAGTTGGTACTGTAGGAAGCGTAGCGGTAGGTGTAGACGCAGAAGCAGATGTAGCAGTAACTTTAGGAGCAGGCACGACCGCTAACGGTGGTGCAACCATACATCACACAGACAACCCTAGTGTTTCAGGACTAGATGTAACAGGTTCAGTAGGAAGCGTAACTTTTATTTGTAAAGCTAATGTGACTTTAGATAGTCAGGTAGCAACAGGAGGTACTCCTTCTGTAAATGTTTGGGGACCTATTGATGACGCTCAGGATCCGAGTTGGTCAGCTATAAATACGACTCAAGACCCATCATGGCAAGATGTTGCTTAACTATTAATAAAAATAGTAGTATAGTATTACAAATATAAAGTTTTTGAAAAAGAGGGAAAGAAATGGCGAGTACATATGTAAATGATCTAAGACTTGAGGAAATGGGAACAGGTGACCAGTCGGGAACTTGGGGAACCACAACTAATACAAACTTAGAACTTATCGCAGAAGCATTCGGTTACGGAACAGAAGCTATAACTACAAATGCTGATACACACACAACAACAGTAGCAGACGGGTCTACTGATCCCGGACGAGCCATGTATATTAAATACACTGGCACATTAGATTCAACTTGTACTATTACTATTGGTCCCAACACAATGAGTAGGGTTCATATAATAGAAAACGCTACAAGCGGATCGCAAGATATAGCGATATCTCAAGGATCTGGTGCAAACGTAACTGTAGCTAACGGGGCTGTTAAAGTAATGTATTTAGATGGAGCAGGTTCAGGCGCAGCAGTAACTGACGCATTTACAGACCTAGACGTAGGTAATAGCTTGAAAATTTCAGGAACAACACCAACATTGACCATAGGAGATGCTGGTGCAGAAGACACTAAGATAGTGTTTGATGGCAACGCGCAAGACTTTTATATTGGTCTTGATGATAGTGCCGATGATCTGGTAATAGGTAAAGGCTCAGCAGTAGGAACTACTCCTGCTATATCAGTAAATGAAGATTTAGACACAACTTTTGCTGACGGAGCAATAGATGTTGATATAGCGTCACATGATGGCACTAATGGTTTAAAATTAGGTGGTACACTTGTAACAACCACAGCAGCAGAACTCAACATAATGGATGGCGGTACAAGTGCTACTTCTACAACATTAGCGGACGCAGATAGAGTGGTTTTAAACGACGATGGTACTATGAAACAAGTAGCTCTTACAGATTTAGATGCTAGAGACTTTGCAATAGTAACATCTGCACCTACAGACGGATCTGGTAAGAAAACTGGTTTTGTTTGGTACGTCGTATAACGAGGACTTAGGATGGCGATAAAAATATGGGATGGCGATTCTATTGAAGAGCCAAATCCGATACTTGTAAAAGTAACTAACGGTAATCTTCGTTTTGTAAACTATGCTGTTGTACTAGAAACAGATGGCTCTCTTACTACTTTCTTTAACGCTATAAAACAAACCACTAAATCCACGACTACGACTTTTTCCACTTCTAAATCTACGACCACGACATATAACACAACTGCATCGACAACTCGTTCTACATCCACAACCAGAAGCACCACGACTTCTTACAACACCACTCGATCGACCACGACAACGTATGGAACAAGTAGGAACACGTCGCACACGACAAGTTACACAACAACATATAACACATCATACAATTATTACACTGGTCCATACGGT